GTGTCAGGACGTTCAAGGCCAATGCTGCCATAGGCTCCTGAGTTGTAAGGGTTGTCTTCAGAATCAAGCTGATCGCTGATTGCACTGACGCTGTAATGCGCGGTAAACACGAAACCATCAGAGGCTTCACGTTCCAGTGTGTTGATCTTCCAGACGTAGGTGTTGGCCATGATGAAGTTAAATCAAAAAAATTTTAAGACGATTAGCAAGCCATCAGCACACAAGGTACGCAATAGCTGCCATCAGAATAAGTTTCTGAAACTGTAGTGCTAGTCACCTTGGCAATTGTCTTAGAACGCACGATGTCATCATCCTGCGGTTTTGCGGTTCCATCACCAGCCGACATCAATAGATCACCTCTTGCAACTGTTGTACCTTGGGCAATGCGGATAACAAAGTCACCCGTCATCGCGCAATAGAAATCGTTGATGTAGGTGTCGTCGTCATCATCCCAACCTTGAAAAACGCCAGCGACATTGGGATCTTCCTCTACGTCACTCACTTTCATGCGATTTAGCTGCTCGTTGTCTTCCGTATAAGCATCAACAGCAGGCGTTTTCACATCGCCAACACTGACGCCCTCAGGAAGATCGTCTTCGTCGGTGTAGAGCACTGCGTCTTGAGCGGCATGCGCCCATTCGCACATTTCATCAAGGTTGCTCAGCACAGAACCACGCAAAATCTCAACTCGTTCTGCGTTGCTTGCAAGCTGTGACCAGCGGGAAAGGTGAGCACCGTTGTAAGAAACAGTTGAGCCACTTACGGTGATGCTTCCCTCTTGACTGTTGTCTTGAGTGAAATTAACAAGTTCTCCGTCAGAATTTAACCTATTCAAAGATAAAATAGTGTTATCGGTAGCAACGTGAAATGCTCTGCCTTGATGGTTCAAAATGTGTCCATTCGCTCCAAAAGAATCATTAGTTTGGCCAATAAGAACCGTGCCATCATTTCGAATGCGCATTCGCTCAGTCGAGCTTGTTGCGCCGGTCGAAGTAGTGTTAAAGCGAAGAACCCCCGACGTGCTTGATGAGCTAACCGTTCCTTCAGATGTAGCAATGATGCTTGCATAATGTTTTGCGAAATCGCTTCCAGTTGCAAATTGAATAACGCCAATCGTGCCGGAAGGTGTTGCACCAGTCCTCGTCAGCGCAATCATTGCCCCATCACTTGCGTCTGTCGCTCTACCTTGAAACGCAGCAATCGGCTCACTGCTGCCGCTTGACGTTCCAACCAACAACCGGCCTGAGCTATCAATTCTGATGGCCTCCCCAGGGCTTGCACCCTCAGCACCGCTATTAACCTTCAGAATCAGCTGACCTTTCTCATCATCAGCCGTTCCTTCGTGTGAAACCTCGATTTCGGCAAGGCTTGTAATTTCACCACCAGATTGTTCACCCTCAAAAATAACTTTGCTTTCACGTCCGCCACTAGTGTCCTCTTGCGTGCTGTTTTTCAGCGTTACATAAGGAGCTGTGCTGCCAATTTCAACCAGCGTTCCAGGCGCTGTTTCACTAATGCCAACTTGCCCTGAGGCGTCAACAACTAAACGCTGTGCTCCGTTTGTTGAAATAGCAACTGAATTAGCGCCAGGGCGCAGGAATCCGGTGTCAAGGTCTGACGCAAAAGCAAGGCCAGGAGCCCCAGCAGTGCCGTCCTCCATCAGCATCGTGCCGTCAAGCTCTTGGATTGTGATCCAAGCATCATTTGCCGAGTTTCTCAGCTTCAGCTGTCCTGCTGTTGTATCAGCCCACCATTGATAAGCGTAAGTTGTCGCAGGCGCTGATGCGTTGCTGTTATTGCTGACGATTGCCGCTAAGGCGTTGTTCAAATCTGCCCTGACAGCAGCGCCCGAGGCGTTAGCAATGACGTAATCGTGCGTAGCCATGTTTAAGTCTGCTCGGTGCCGTAGCCAACCGCTTGATACTGGAAGTTCCGATCAATTGCAGCATTGCTGCTGTTCTTGAAAGTCACTGTGAATCCGGCACGAGTGGCTGATGTAACTTCATAATAATCCCCAGACGCAAGGTTAAAAGCGGTGATACCGATATTTGGCGTTTGATAAAAGGCATTTGTAAACGTCACTGCCTTTGCCCCGGCTCCTGAGGCAATTGTCGCGCTGCTTTCTGTCCGCGACTCAAGCTGAATCGTGAAGCCCAGCTCATCAACGATTGGAGTTTGATCCACATGCTGGGAACTCAGCTCAGCTTTGAATTGGTATTGCCTGCCGGTAAAGCGACCAGCCTCCATGGGCACCCAGTCCCCAAAATCAATGTCGGACTCCATCTGAATTTTGTCTGTTCCGTCTTCTAGCAAGAAGAGATCGCCGTCTTCTAACAACAGCTCTTCATCTGTTGTTGCCTGATTGCTGGTTCGGAAATAAATGTCGGCGCTGGTGTCATCAGGGATGTCGCCGTCAAAATCTGACCAACGATCGATCAACTCAGCGCGATCATCAATTGTTGCCGCTGGATACAGGCCGCGAGTTGTCAGCTTGCGTGTAAACAGAACGTTAAACACGCCGCCAAGGTCTAAGACGTTATTAAAAAAATATTCCCCAGCCGCTAAACGAGTGCCGATAAAGTCAAACGTGCCAAGTTCATCTAAATCGACGACATTGTCAAACGTTGAATCACCATCAAGAACTAAACCGTCATAATCTGCGTCATAAAAGACATCAACCTTGTCGCCTTGATATGGCGGCGAATCTTGGTCTTCACGGCGCACTTGAATGTCAAGCCGTGGAATTGGATTTGGCAGGTCGATAATTGCACTTGCCGCTTCAAAACTGCGCTGACCGTTTTCATCCTCAAACTTGATTAAATATTCGCCTTCAATCAGAGGCAGCATTGCAGAATTAGTTTGGGCTTTTACTTCGCGCAACAAGGTGCTGTTAGGCCAGGTGCCCGTTCCATCAAGCTGCGGTGCATGGCGAATAATTGCCAAGAAATTGTTGGCTACTAACCCCGTCGGTGGAATTTTCCAACGCAGAACAACTTGGTCTCCTTCAGTTGCTTGAATTGTTACGTCAGAAGGAATTGGCGGCCTGACAACACCGTTTGGATCATCAGGGTTAATGTCAGGTTCTGGCACGGAACCGGCAACAGAAACCCAAGCTGACTTTTTGCTGACAGGCGGTGCGCCAATGGAACGCGCTTCAAAAGTAACTGTTTTACCTTGAGGCAAACCATCAATATCGAAGCTTGTGTTTGTTGTCTCAAAGTTAACGTAATTGCCATTTCCGACTTTGTAACGAATTTCAAATCCAAAGGTTGCACCATTAAGTCCACGACTCCAAGATGCAATCATCCTGTTAACGATTGTCTGCCCAATAGTAATTTGTCGCCCTTCAATTGCTAGATCTATAGGTTTTGCAGGTGAATCGTTGAAGAGGGTAACATCATCAAACTCCAACGATCCTCCAGAATCTGCCGTCGAATAAATACTGTCGTTATGCTCAACAGCACTAATTGAGTATTGTCCATCGCCGTTATCAGCAACAGACAAACAGCGAAACTTTTGATTCTCAACACTGGTAGAAGTAATTGACCATATTGACTGCGCGAGCGGCACAGAAGTAAAGGCTGAAACCGTAATGACAGCCCCTGAAACGCTACTAATCGACTGCGTTTGAACCGTTCCATCAGCCAACGTACAAATAAGTTTATGATCACTACCAGCAGGCAAAGACACTGTCTGATCAACTGTGATTGCTGTTGTGGTTGCACTACTTACGCGGCCTGCAAGTCGGACGCCTTGCCGCATCTCGTCTGAAATAGCAAAAACTTGGCCAGGCAAGACAACGGCACCCTGCAAGCCAGTGCTAAATGTAACGACTTCGCCGTCAATTTCTTCAGAGGCAAGCATCCATCGGCCAAGGCGTTGCGCTTGAAATTTTGATGTGGTCCCAAAAGCAATAATTTCTTTAATCTGATAACCGTATTTTGAAATCAATGCGGCATCTTCTACAACGACAAAATTGGATTTGTAGAAGTTGTCTGGATCGTTGTATCGAACACGAATGCTAGTACTTCGTGTTTTTAAAGAGGTCCCTGAGTAGTTAAAAGCGCCGCCAATAACATTGCTATTGCTGTAGAGATGAACAGGTGACACGTCTGTTCCGTTTAAGTTGCCGTGATCAGCCGTTGCCTGGATTGTATTCGCTTGCCAATACAGCATTCCTCGAAAGATGCTTGCTAGATCCTGTAAGACTTGAAAAGCTTCCGCTTGATTTCCAATAACGGTATTGCACGCAAAACGTGGTTCAACGCTGCCGTCTGGATTGGTAATTCGTTGATTTGAGTATTGCGCCAGTGGATACAGATCAACCCAACTTACGTTTGCCGCTTGGACGAAATCACCTGCGCCATAACGCGGATTAGTAAGCATGTCGTACCAGCAACACACTGGACACGCCGTCCAATTTGTTTTTAATGAGCCGTCAAAATTGCCAACAAAATGTAAACTGCCGTCACTACGAGCAATGGCGTTTGATGGAATCTGAACGACACGGCCACGAATTTTGTACGCCCGAGTGGGAACACTGCTGAATTGTCTTGTGGAAAGAGACAGGCCCCCAAGAGCTGAGTAAGGATAAGGAGTGCGCGAAGATTGAAATTCAATCAAGCTCGTCCAGAAAACTTGATTACCTCGGCCACTTTGAATGGATGTATTTTGAGCTATCTCCGTGAAGTTTCTAAATTTAACCTCGAAGAAATCTTCGCCAAGATCAAATTTTCTAACAAGAATATTCCACGGGCCAGAGCCAGGTAAGCGAATAGTTGGACTTTTAAATTGATACCCATTCAACGCAACGCCGGTGATTGTCTTGTCGAACACGTCCGTAAATGCTGTTCCAGCCGCTTGTACATAAACAACAATTCTGATACTGCCGTTAAAAACTTGACCTTTAGCTAGGCCCTCTTGCGCTGTAGAAAAAAGACGCGGAATTGAAAGCAAAACCTCAAAATGATCAGCTTCAAGGTCAGTAATTTGACGGATTAACTTTCCGGCTCCGTAGTCACGAGCTGTGACCTCGTTGTTTGCATTAAGCGTCTCACTGTAATTTTGACCAATTTCCGTATTAATTTCTCTAATTGTTGAAGACCTGGAACCGGCTTGCGGTAAAAACCCTTGTGTTCTGCCGCCTAATCGAAACTCAAAACTAACATCTTGAGTTGGAAAGTTGCGCAAACTTCCGGTTTCAATTGGCGTTTCGTCCAAGAAAACGTCTTGGTTCGCTCCGTTTGCAAAGCCAGCAATTGGACCCTCGCAGAGCAAGTCGACAATTTTAATGACAGAAGTTGAGTTAAGGGCCATTACTAGGTAACAGGTACTTTGTTGCTGGAAGAATTGTTGAAACCGTTGTAACAGTTGTTAACTATTTTCAAACGTCCGCCTGCTGCGCGGAAGTCGACAATGCTGACCGTTGTTTGCATGTGCTCAGCGCCATCAAGCTTAGCGTAGGAAATGTAGTGCATCCATTTGTAATTTTGAGTGCGAAGCAGCAGCCCTTGGATCGTGGATTGAATGCTTGAACTTACAAAACGCTCGTCATCTCCCCCTCCTTCTGGCGTTGCGGTTGTCTCAATTTTATAGGTAATAAACGCATCGACTAAAGTTGAACCTTCGCCGCTTACATAGTCGAACAATCCTAAGTCAAGCTCAAAAAACACCATGTAATTATCGGCTCGGGTGTCTTCTTTTGGATCTACTTGCCTAAGCTGAACAGAGTTGCCATTCTCTAAGCTTAAATAACGCCTGTGTGCGGGATTAAATCCTCTGATCTTGCTAGGGCTCCATTTTCTGGTTCTAAGCCCTCCCGCATAAGTTATCCCTGCAATTGTTTCGCCTCCTACTAAAACAGTTTGCTCGCCAGGCTCTCTGATAGCAGTTTTTAAAGGGTCAGAGTCATCGGAAACATCAACCCTTGCTGAGAGCAAATGGCTGCCAACCAAAGCTGTTCCATAAGCCACAGGAATCACCGCACCAACTCCCACCGTATTGGCTGCACCTGTATAAACATACGATTGCCGACCGTCTGAGCCCCGAACAACAGATTGCGGGCCGTCAGTGCTTAGGTTTTCCCCACTGCTAAGACGATTAGCACCGCCAAAACTGCCAGGCGTTGGGATCGTCGGCTGAGGCGACAGCATCTGCGAGACGCCGCCAAGCACCAAGCTGGCACCAATCGCACCAATGGCCGTTGAGGCAGCAGCGCCCAAAGTAAACGTGCCAGCAGTCAGGCCAGCACCCAAACCAAGAAAACCAGCGCCAGCGCCTGCTGTGACGATTGCGAGCGCAACCAAACCAATGCCAGCCAGAACCTTTCCGGCCCCGCCGCCACTACCCGTAACAACAGGCGTCAAAATCAAGTCATTACTACCCAACGGCAGCTGCAAATCTGCATAGTCAAGATCTGTACCAGCCTGAATCAGCCTGTAACCAACCCCGTTCTCGTGAGCATGGATCAGCTCTTCCTGAAACTCAGGCTTGTTGATGCAAAGCAGCTTGATCGCATCCGCAGGAGTGCGCAAGTTGTAATACGTGTGCTCTACACCGTATCTCTCGCCCAAATCACCTAGCAGCCGAACGGTCTGCTCCATATCGAAAAACTGCCGCGACCCTCTCGACATAATACCGCCGCAAAGGTTCCACCGCACTCAATGAGTCCTGACGTTGATGCAAAATCTGCTCATTGGGCAACAAAATTGCTGCGTGCATTGGTGTTCGCGTATCAAGCCGCATGATCAAAACATCGCCAGGCCTCCTTTGAGTCCACTCAACTTGCCTGAATCCAATGGCTTGTGCTTGCTGCAAAAAAATGCTTTCAGAAACTTCAAGGTCTTCTGGCCTTGCAAAATCAGGCAGCTCAATGCCTTGCAAATTGAAATAGTCTCGAATCAGCGTAAAGCAATCAAACACGCCATAGTCCCACTGGCGACCAATCAAGGATTGATAGTTGACCATTTCTGATTAGGAATTGAGTAGATATGCCAAGGCAGATTGGTCTGCTTGCATGAAGCTAAATCAGCTTCGCTCGCTGGGCCGCCTTGTGGGTGTGAATGCACAATAGCCTCAACCGTTCCATACAGAGCAGCAACAGCGTAATCAGAAGGATTCAATACAAAATGCTGCTCAGGCTCATCAGCAATATTCCGGCAACGCCAATAACGACCGTCCATCACAACGCCGCAAGCTTCCTTCGGTGACTGCTCTGCCGCATGCTTTTCAGCATCACATCTGAAGTCTTGCACCAGGGAATCCTCCAAATGGCAATTTTCCAGAAGGGAAACGCTTTTTACAGCTTGAATACCTCTTGGCGCAAACATCACCTGACGCAGCTGTTGGATTATCGTTTAGATCAAAACAAGCTGATCCTTTGTAACCGCATTCTTCGCCTTTATATTG